CAGCACGACTCGACGGAGTGGGAGATCCTGGGTGTCGGCACGCAGGTGGGCCGCTGGCTCGTGCACCCGGAGCACGGCGGGCCGATCCTCGACCGGCCACCGGCCACCGAGCTGAGTCAGGGCCAGCTCGTGACGCTCACGGGCAAGAAAACATGGCGACGGTGGGCTCAAGGCGGCGAGATGGACTTGCTGATCCGGGAGCGCAGCACCGGGCTTGTGTGGATCGTCGAACACAAGACGACGGCGGAGCGCGACCTGATCCGCTACGGGCGCAAACTCCGCCTGGACCCTCAGATCCGCTGCTACGCGTGGCTGCTGCGTGACCCGATCGCAGCGATCTCCGACGTCAAGGTGCCCATCGAGGTCGCAGGCGTCATCTACAACACGCTGCGCAAGAGCGTGCCGCGCATCCCGGAGATGCTGGCGCCGCCGAAGCCCACGAAGGCCACGCCGCACCCGGTGTCGCCGGGGTTGTCGAGGGACAAACGGATCGACACGACGCGTGCCGTCTACCTCCAGACGATCCTCGCCAACGGGCTCGACCCCGGCAGGTATGCCGACGTGCTCGACGCCCTGAGCAACAGGCAGTTCTTCGCTCGTGAGCGGTACCCACTCGGGCAAGGTGACCTCGACGACTGGCAGACTGATGCAGGCTGGTGGGCGCTCACGCGCATCGAGGCCCAGCGCCGCCCATATCACCCGCGTCAGGTGGCCTCGTGCGTCGGCCCAGCGGCCAACCCCTGCCCTTACTCCCGGATCTGTCTCGAAGATGGGGCTCAGGTGCGGATCGGGTACCAGCTGCGATCGGTGCGGCACGAAGAGCTGCGCGGTGATCTCTCTGGGCCGTGGGCGATCACACCGGAGCGTGAAAAAGCCGCCAAGATCGGCGTGCCTTTCCGTTTTAAGCAACGCGATGCAGAGCCACAAAACGAGTGGAAGCCCGAAACAGATCCGTTTGCGTAGAAAGGACTTTCCTTTTTACGGGAAACCGGGTTATGGTCGCTCACGAGCTGCGGGATGCAGCCCAAGAGGAGCCCACCGATGTTCACCAGCCACTTCAATCCCGAATCGTCCTACTGCGGTTGCCCTATCTGCGAAGGCACCGACGAGCAGACCGAAGAAGAGATGCCGTGGGACGAAAGCATTGACGACGATGAGGCGATGGAGAGCCTGATCGCGTTCTGCCGCAGCATCGGCTGGGACATCTGACCCTCCCCACCTCGGCGCCGGCTTCGGTCGGCGCCTTTCCCACACAGGAGAATCCAATGTCTAGCGCCGTGCTCTACCTCTGCCCTTCCGTCAACAACACCGGAGCGCCTGACCCTGACCAGTGCTTCGTGATCGCCTACGACCCCAACAACGTCGAGCCGCACAGCGTCGTTTTTTACGGCACCGAGGCTGCGTGCTCTGCGTTCCTCTTGCTTGTTCGCACCGACAACGCCACCCGCCACCGCATCCGTGAAGGAATGATCCAGCTTGATCGATCCTCCTTCGGGGATCCCTTCTGACCTCCCCACCTTGCAGACCAGCAAGCAGCCCACACGGGCAGAAAGAACGCCAATGGCCGAAGAACAACCAGCACCAGCGAAACCAACGAAGACAGAGAAGCCGTCGATCCTCGACCGCATCAAGAGCGCCGACGACATGGCCAGCCTCGACAAGGCCAAGATCCTGCTCTACGGACCCAGCGGCGCAGGCAAGACGTCGTTTGGCGCGGGGATGCCGAGGCCGCTGATCGGGCTCACCGAGAAGCAAGCGGTGCCATCGATCAAGCGGATCAACCCCAAGGCGTCGGTGTTCGTCATCGAGACGTTCCAGGACCTGATCGACTTCGTGGCGCTGGCTGCGTCGCCCAACATCGGCAAGCGGTTCGACACCGTCGTGCTCGACTCGCTCACCGACGCACAGCGGATGATCAAAGAGCACTTCACCGGGCGGCAGGAAAAACGCCAGGACGTCACCGACCTCGACACATGGGGCGTCATCCTCGACAAGACTGCCAGCCTGATGCGCACGATCCGCGACGCTCACGCCCACGTCGTCGTCATCACCCTCGACGCTGAGGAGAAGGTGGAAGGCATGGGAATGGTCCACCGGCCTGCGGTGCTCGGCAAGAAGCTGCCCAACGAGCTGGCGCAGTTTGTCCAGGCCGTGGGCTACGTGCACAGCGCCGAGATGCACAACGGCAACGTGCGCCGCCAGATCAGCTTCTATGCAGGGGAGCGCTACACGACCAAGATCAGCGCGGGCCTCGACAACAAGGAGCCCGTCGAGCCCGCGCACATCATCGCCCGCATGCTCGGGCAACCACCTCCCGACGACGCCGCGCTGGCTGAGCGTGTCGCCGTCTGGACAAAGCTGGGCAGCTCGGCACAGTAACCCAGCCCAGCACACGAGAACCGATCACCCGTAACCGCAACGACCAAACAGAACGGACAAGCACATGGCCCGCTACAGCTTCGGCAAACACGTCAAAAACTTTGAAGGCGATCAGAAAGTCGCAGCCACCAAGGTCAAGACCGGTGCGATCCAATGCGTCATCCAGTCATTCCAGCGCCGTGAGAACCTGAAGGGCACCAAGTCGGTTCGCTACAAGGTCCACGTGCTCAAGGCTCTCGACGAGGCCAACAAGGAAGCCGTGGGTAGCAGCTTCACCGTCGACTACTGGGCGGACTTCGCCAAGGAGGCCAACGCTGCCCGCCTGGCATTCTTGCTGCTCTCGACGGGCAGCAACGAAACCGAGCTGGACGGCTTCGATCCAGACTCCGACGACGCGATGCTGGCCGTCACCGGCGTTCCGTTCGCGATGAAGCTGCTCGTGAGCAGCCGCAAGAACGACCAGAACCCCAACCGCCCGTGGATCGACGTCGAGGTGGAGCAGGTCAAGGTGCTCACCGCTGAGACACGCAAGCGCTACACCGAGGCCCCAGACTGGTCCACCGTCGTCGGCAAGCGCGAAGATCGGGTTGAAGAGCCCTACAAGGCTAAGGCCAAGGAGGGCACCAGCAACAACGGTGGCAGCACGAACGACAGCGGAGGCGGTGGCGGCACGACAACGACCACTGATCCGTTCACCGATCCGGATGATGACTCATTGCCGTTCTGAGGGATCAAATGCTCTGCAAGTCCTGCGATCTCACAAAGCCAGATTCCGACTTCTACCTGAACGCAGGGAAGCCAATGCAGACCTGCAAGGTTTGTCGTCGGAAAAAAGCCCACGACGATCGCAGGGCACGGCCTGAAGTCTTCTCCGCACGTGATGCGGCGAGGTACGTCGGAGCCCGCAGGGAAAAGATCCTTGCCGACTCGACGGTGCGAGCAAAGGCGGGAGGCGTTGAGCGCAGAGCCCGCATTGCTTTGGCCAACGCCGTTCGTGACGGCAAGATCGACAAGCCAGATGCATGTTCCGAGTGCTTGACCTCGTGCTCACGGATCGAAGGCCACCACGAGGACTACAGCAAGCCGCTCGAAGTGATCTGGTTGTGCGCTCGATGCCACCGACGGCTGCACGCCAGCAGATCAGGCTGAGACAGAGATCAGGGCTTCCCAAAGACGAGAAAACGGCGCGGAGCGATCTGCGCCGTTTTCTCTTTTCCTTTTTTTGAGAATCGGCGTAGGGTCAACTCATCGGCGCGGGATGCGCCACAGGAGGAAACGCAAATGGCACTGACCGTCTTTGTTCTTCGTTCTTCACTCGGCGACTGCACCCTTAACGGGATCACCAGCCAGTGCACCACGTTCACTCTTCTTGGCGAGAACGAGGAACCTGTCGGCAAAGGTCCGTTCCTTCGCCTCGCCAAACGACACGGCCACATCTACTGCGCGCCCATCGAGAGCAAGCCCGGTGCGATCGGGCCAATGAACGGCGGCAACTTCGTTCACACGAGCGACAGCCGGTGGCGTGACCTCGTCGGCCACGGTTACCCCATCTCCGTCCACGACCGCTTCGAGACAGTGGCTCAATACAACTCGAACCTCGACTGACCCAACCCCAGCGGGCGGCACCACCGCCGCCCGCTCCTTTCCCGCACAGGAGAACGCAATGTCCAAACAAGCCCTCGACGGCAGCCGCACCCCGGCTTTTCGTCTCTCGCCTTTCGACCTCACGATCATCGGGCTCGACACCGACGACGGCCCCGAGCACGTCCACTACGACGCCCGCGTCAAGCTGCCGGTGTCGGACTCACTGGTGGAGTCGATCGCTCAGCTCGGTGTGCTGGAAACGATCGGCGTGACCAAGGAGGACAGCGGGCGAGTCATCGTGCTCTGGGGTCGCCAGCGCGTGCGAGCAGCACGAGCCCTCGCCACCCGTATGCGGGAAGCCGGGAAGGCTGCCGAGGCTGAGGCGGTGACCGTGCCCTGCCTGAGCCCGGTGAAGGGCTGGACCGATGCGGAGCTGGTGTCTGCGTCGGTGGCGGAGAATGAGATCCGCCAGGCCGACAGCGTGCTGGTCCGGGCGGAGAAGGCCGGCCACCTCGTGCGGCTCTGGGGCGCTGGCCCCGCAGGCGTGAAGCAGGCAGCACGGGCGATGGGCGTGAAGCCCGCCGAGGTCGATGCCCTGCTGCGTCTGCGGTCGGCGGACCCTGCGATCCACGCCGCGATTCAAGCCGGCACGCTGGCGCCCAGCGCTGCGATCCAGTTGGTGGAGTTGCCGCGACCGGAGCAGGCCGGGGCTCTCGTTGCGCTCTCCGCCGACGGGGCCAAGCCAACCATCGAGCGCACCCGCGATCACGTCCGGCAGGCGAAGGCCGGCAACGACGACAGCAAGGTGCCGGGGCTGTCGCGGGCTCAGCTCAAGCTGCTTGTGGCCAGCGAGAAAGCCGACGAGGTGCTGACGGGGCTCACACCCACCCAGATCATCGCGCTGTGCCTCGGTGACCGAAAGCCCAGCACAGTGAAGGGGCTCGTTGCTCTCGTGCGCGACCTGAGCCCGAAGAAAGGCGGTGCGACTTGAACGCGCTCGTGCACGCAGCGACGTGGCGCAGGATCGACAACAGCAACAGGTTGCTCCTGGGGCTCGCACCGATGCCGATCGACGTGCTGGGGGCCATCAGGGCGTTTGTGGACGCGGTGATGGAAGTCCTGCGGCGGAGCCTGATCGATCCGCTGTGGTCCCTGATGAACAAGATGGTCGAAGCGCTGGGCGATCGTCTCGGCAAGCTGGCGAGGCGAGAGATCAAGAAACCGCTGGGTGGCCGAGGGCGCAAGCTCCGCCGCGCAGCAAGAAAGGCTGCGAAGCATGGCGGATGAGACAGGGATCGCGTGGACGGACTCGACGATGAACCCGTGGATCGGGTGCACCAAGGTCAGCGAGGGGTGCCGCAACTGCTATGCGGCGGAGTCGACGCCGGCACGGGTGTCGAAGGCAAAGGGGCTGCCGCTCTGGGGGCCCACGGCACACCGCCAGCGGACCTCGGCGACCAACTGGCGGAGGCCACTGCGCTGGAACCACGAGGCGATGGTTGCCCGCGTGCGCCGCAAGGTGTTCTGCGCCAGCCTGGCCGACGTGTTCGAGGATCGCGAAGACCTCGACGCCCTGCGGGGCGAGCTGTTCGACGTGGTCGCGGTCACGCCGTGGCTCGACTGGCAGATCCTGACGAAGCGACCGGAGCAGATCCTTGCGCTGCTCAAGCGGGCGGAGCCGCACGCATCGGCGCTCAGCGGTCGCCCGATGATCCAGCGCTGGCTGAGCGGCATCGCGCCGGACAACGTGTGGCTGGGCACCACGGTCGAGAGCATGGCGGTGGCCTCTCGGATCGACACCCTGCGCTCAATCCCTGCGGCGGTGCGTTTCCTTTCGTGTGAGCCCCTGCTGGGGCCCCTCGACCTGACCAAACACCTGTGGCCGGTGTGCGAGTCCTGGCCTGCCGGCCTCAGCTACGAGCAGGCCAACGAGGCCAAGCTGATCAAACAGAGCCGCCAGAAGCTGATCACATCCGAGCTGGCCGACAGCCTGATCGACTGGGTGATCGTCGGCGGCGAGAGCGGACCCGAGGCACGGCCCTGCGATGAGCGCTGGATCGTCGACATCGTGAACCAGTGCTTGGCCTCGGACACGCCGGTGTTCGCGAAGCAGTTGGGCTCCCACTACGTTGTCGACGGCAACCGCGTGCGGACCGCGCACAGCAAGGGCGCCGATCCCAGCGAGTTCCCTTTCAGCTTCGCGGGGCTCCAACAGTTCCCGCAGAGGAGGCGCTGATGCCGGTCTGCAAGTGTGGGCGTCTTGCCGTCAACGAATGGGGCTGTTCGTCGTGGCCCAGATGTCAAAACCCAAAGGAGGTCGAGCCCACAGAGCGGATCGCGACGGCACTGGAGCGGATCGCTGATGCCCTCGAACGCCTCGGGGCCACGGTTGATCCCGGTGGCCGCGACCGGGAAACGGCGATCGTCGTGAGGCCACCGCATGACCGTTGAGCTGGCGATGTCCAACACCGAGGTCGGGCAGATGCTGTCCCGCATGTGCCCAGCGCAGCGGTGCGGCATGAACTCCCCGATCCAAAACGGCGTGATGGAGTTCGCCATCCTGCTCGTGCTGTCGGATGGAGCTCAACCCGTGGTCGGGCTCGTGCTGACCCTCGATGCCCCCCAGGGCACCGTGTCGGGTCACCTCATCACGCTGGAGAAGCACGGCTTGATCGAACGCCGCCGAGACAAACACGATCGCCGGGTGAACCTCTGCGCGATCACACCCAAAGGCGTGCGGCTTCTGCGCACGTCGAGAGCACACAAGGAGCGAAAGCATGTCGACGACTGAAGACCAGATTGTGAGCCACCTCCGCAAGCTGCTGAACGACCGCGACGAGGAGAGCCGCAAACGGATCGCAGACCTTGAGCGGGATCTGGCGCACTCCCGCGTGAAGGAGCGCCAGATGGAGGCTGAGATGGCTCACCTGCGAGAGCAGCTGACGACGGCGCTGTGTGCTCTTGAGGAGCAGCCGGAGACTGAGCCGCAGACCGCTGTCGACCGGCACCACGAGGGCCTGCCGGTCGCAGTCGTTCACGAGGTCACACCCGAGGCGGGGTGATGCCCGATTGGTTCTGGTATTTGCCGGGGCCACCGGAGCGGTCCGCATACGTTGTCGCGGGCCGCTCCCCTCGAAGGAACAAGAACTGGGCGATGCCTTCGCCCACGTAGAGCAGCACCGGCGATGGCGTGGGGTTCGCAAACTCCAACGTCAACTGCCCCTCCCACCCAGGCTCCGCAGGCGTCGTGTTCACGATGAGGCCGCTGCGAGCGTAGGTGCTTTTGCCGAGGCAGATCACGAGCACATCGGCGGGCAGCTTGAACCGCTCGATGGTGTGGCCGAGAGCGTAGCTGTGCGGCGGAAGCTCGACGACGTAGCCGTTGCCGTGCGGCGCCTTCACGACGTCGAGCCGCTTGAGGTGGTTGCGATCGAAGTGCTTGGGGTCGATCGGCTTGTCGCCCAAGGCCACGAAGACGTCGACGCTGTTGCCCAGCGTGACGTCGTAGCCAAACGACGAGAGCCCAAAGGAGATCGCGGCCTTGTGGTCGACCCTGCGCACCTGCTCCTTGATGTAGGGCGTGATCATCTGCTGGTGCTTGGCGAGGTGGTCGATCTGCGAGTCGTTGAGGATCATGCCCGCAGTTGTACCTCAGCCGACCAAGCCGCCGTCGAGCACGTTGACCACGAGGTTGCCGACCGTCGGGATCGTCTGCGGCTTCGACGACGGCCACATCACCAAGAAGTCCGCCGAGAACACGCCGATCTCCGCCGTGTCGCCGCTCTGCCAGTCGAACCGGACGGTGCCTGCGGCTGCGTTGACGACGGTGGCAGCACGGCTGACCACGTAGGCCACCTCACCGGGCCGCTGACGCCACATGCGAAACGTGACGCTGACCGCCGAGGTCAGGTTGATGGCCGCGCCGCTGGCATCGGTCAGCGTTGCCTCGACGCTCGGGAGCAGATCGCCCTGCTTGATGTTGAACGTCGTCGCCATCACACCACCTCTGCGTCGTTGTCGTCGCCGTCGACCACCGCCTGGCCATCCTCAAGGGCGGCGGCGGAGTCTGAGACTACAGTTGCAGCCGCTTCGCTGATCGTCGAGGCGAAGGCGGTCGACTCCGTGAACGATGCGGCAGCCTCCTTGGCGAGCATCCGCAGCTCAGCGGCGGTGGCGTCCAGGGTGGCGAAAGCAACCGCTGCGCCGAGGCTGAGGGCGAAGGCTTCGGCGCTTGCGATCAGGGCGCTGTGATCGCCGTTGCGCAGCACCGCAAACGCAGGCTCCGTCAGGACGATCAGGACTGGTGGAGTCGCCCTGCGCCCGGTCTGGATCTCCTCGTCGAAGAAGACAAAAAGGGCTGCCGCCTTGCGGAGACTCATGCTGTGCTGTCCCTTCCGACCGGCTGATCCCATGTCCGGGTTGCGCCGTCGATCGTTGCGCTGAGCAGAGCGATGTAGGCCGCACCGGAGACGATGCGTTGGGTTGTCGTGGCGTCGTAGCGGTATCGCGAAAGGCCGCTGGCGATCTCCGTCATCGTCGACGAGGGCACGAGGTCGGTGCCATCAGCGACTCGAACGACGCGGATCGATGGCAAGGTGATCCCGCTCGTGACCGGAGCCCCGTTGGCGAACCACGTCACGACGTAGCGGTCCACGTCTGCGCCGTCGTCATCGAACACAGCGAGTTTGGCGGTGTAGATGGTCCCTTGGACCAGCCCGCCGAAGGTTGCAGCGCTCGTGTGGGCCGACGTCGATTTATCCCAGACGGCATCGGCGATCGCAGCAGCCGACGGACCGCCACCACCTCCGCCCGCCTGGACAGCTTCCCCGAAGGTGCCGACCGCATCAAAGTCGGCCACGAGCGCGTTCCAGACCGCTGCGGCGAGAGACTGCGGCGACAACTCGGTGAACGGCTGGATGTCGGCGGAGATGAAACCCTGTCCCCGGCCAGTCGCAGTCAGCGTGCCGCTGCCGACGATCTCAGCGACCGCACCAGCGAGTGCCGCCAAAGCGCCTGAGATGGCCCCAGAGCCCGCAAGGGTGATCGATGCGTCGAGTTTACCGGCGATGCTTGGCGAAAGGCTGCCGAGGCCGCTGAGGGCTGCGACAGCGCTCACAATCAGCTGGGCCTCTGCCGACAAAGCGCCCGAGCCTGCGAGCTCGCAGGCCGCGTTGAGTCCACCTGCGAGGTTGAGCGGAGCGACCGCGCCAGCGCCGCCGATCTCGACGGTTGACGCCAGCTCACCGGTTTTCTGCGGCAGGCTCCACGACCCACCTTCACGGTAGCCGCTGGGGAGGCCAGCCGTTTGGGGCATCGCGTCAGAGAAGCGACCACGCAAAGAGCCAGCCAATGGGGCACCTCGGTGCCCCACGGAGGTCGACACGGACCCCTGAGCAAGAGAACCCCCAAGCAACCGGCCCGGATTGCTCTGGTCGCTGCGCCCGGACCGATGCAGAAGGCCCATGGCTCAGCCCCACCCGAAGTCGAGGTGACCAAAAAAGCCGCTGTTGGCCGGCGTCGCGGCGCCGTTGTAGAGCAGCCACGCCAAACATGCGCCGTCGTGGATCCTCGGCATCGAGGGCACCTGATTCACAAGATCGCGCTCCGTCATCACACCGATCGCAGCCATCGGCAGCGTGAGCAGCGGTCGAGCGAGCACGTACGCCAGCGCCCCGCTTGTGTGTGTCGCCGACAGGTTGGTTTGCTCGATGCTGCGGATGCCGCGATCTCCTGCTGCGAGCGGCAGGAAGGGGCCATATTTTCCTGCACCGGTACCGCTGTAGTCGATGAGCCCAACAGCAGCGGCTGTCTTCGAGATCGGAAGCGTTCCCGGTGTGAGGCGACCTGCGACGCCGTCGGGGTTGGTGTAGGTGATGCGGTGATTGGGCGTGCCCGCACCGAGAACCGTCGTCACCGTCGTGAATGCCTGAACACCCGCACCGTCGGTGTAGCGCGGGAGGCCAACGGTGATTGTGTGTGTGCCCGTACCGTTCGTGGAGAAGTCCACCGTCACGCCAGCGATCGCGTTCGCGAAACTGGTCGCCAACCTCGACGTCGTGGCAGTCACAGCAACGGTCCAGTAGTCAACGCCAGCTGAAAGCCCCGTCGGCAAAGCTCCACCGCTGTTCGTCAACCGCACACGCGAGAACGACGCGATGTCGTAGGCCGCATGAGTGATGACGTCGGTGGCGCTGTCTGCCGTGAACGTAGTGGCCTGCAACGTGGCGACGTCACCAGTCACCGTCAAGTTGTTGCGTGGGTAGTAGGCAAGCATGTCGACGAGCATCGCGACAGCCGGCATCGTCGTCGCACCAGCGGAGCCGCCAGAAGCTCCAAGGATGTGCTTGGTGGCGCCCAAGGGCTCGACGTTTCCACCGTGGAGGATCGCCCCTGCGCTCTGGTCGCACAGCGATTGAAGGCTGAGGTTGGTGCCGCCGTTGAGCACGCCGTTGCCGGGGTTCCCGCCCTGATGGAACAGGCAAGACCACTCACCAGCCACGGCGGCAGTGACCGGGTGCGTGAGCTTGTTCCAGTCGGCACGCCAGAACTTCCCTGCCCCGGTGACCTGATTGATGAAGTCGTCGAACGAAGAAAAGCCCACGGGTCACCTCCAAAAAACATCGAAGTCAAAGAACAACGTGCCGAGGCTGTTTGTCGTCGAGCCGCTGTTGTAGTTCATGCCCAGCGCCGTCACGAAGGCGTCGTCAGCGATGACAGGGAGACGTGCTGGGCCGCGCAGGAAGTCGCTTTCAACGTAACACCGTGGAGCGAGGTCGCCGTTGGTCAGCCCCGGAGAAGGCGGCAGCAGGCAAATCGGTCGGCAAAGCACGACGGTGAACAGACCAACATCGCCAGGGCCGTCGACACGGATGCTTTCGATCCGCTGAATGCCTCTGTCGGAACCCTGCAGGGGAAAGAACGGCGGAAGCCCAAGCCCTCCGCTGATGATGCAACCGTTCACAGCAGCAGCGGCGACAGCAGTGAGCGGAACGGAGGGCGAAACGCGACCAGTGACGCCGTCGCTGTTCGTGTACGTCAGCGTGATCGTGTGGCCAGCAACGAGGCCAGAGGGAGCCACGGCGACAGCGTAGGCTCGAACACCATCGCCGCTGCCGTGGCGGTCCGTCAGAGCCAGCGTGTTGTCGCAAACCTGCTCCTCGCCAACGGTGCCCTCGTCGACAAAAGGGTAGTAGCCAAGCACGTCGACAAGCTGCCCGCCAAAGCTGGTGGACAAATAGAGCATCGCAACGCGCTTGATGTGCTTCGTTGCTGGCGCCACGTTGTCGCCGTGATCCCAACCGCCGTGCGTTGACCTCGACATCGGAGCAAAGGCAAGCGGAGCGCTGGCGTAGTAGCTCGGCAACGGTTGGCCGGCGAACATCGTCGAGTCGAACCAGTGCCCGTTCGTCCACGACGCAGCGGTGACCTTGCGGACCTGCTGACCAAGGCGAAAGCGGCCCTCATCGAAGGCCGCAATGACGTCACGAACGCTTGAAACCGCCATGGCCGCTGGCCTCCCCGCTCATGTTTGCGACGACAGCACCTTTGCACGGGCACGCTCGCACGATGCTCGTTTGGCCGGCGTCAGCGAGAACAGCAACCGCCAAGCCGCACACGCCGCAGGTGTAGCGCGGTGGCTTGGCGGGCAGCTCGGTCGGCTGTTGTTCCTTGGGGTCCATTCAGTCCTCCGTGATCTGGAGCGCGCCGATCGCGAACTGCGGCTGGATGAGGTTCGACACCGTCAAGGCGGAGGCCAGGGTGCCGGAGTACAGGATCTGCGTCGAGCCCGCAGGTGTGATCGACACGTGCGTGATCACGTTCGTCCCGCCCGTGCACTGCGGGAACTGCACCAGCGCAGCGTTCTGGACCGGGTTTGTCCCCGTCCACCCGGCACCGCTGCGTGCGACCGACACGGCAGCGTAACTGGTGTAGGTGGCTTCGTTCGTCGTCGAGTTCCCCGCTTCCCCAGGGTCAGCGGTGTGCAGATGCACCTCAAGGTTGGCGGCAGCATCCCAAGGCAGTGCGGTGGCCTTGAAGATCTTGGCGAGAAGATCGGTTTCTGTTGCGTTGCTCTTGGACACGGCTTGCTCCTCGTCGACAGGTCAGCGGATGAAGGAACGGTTCAGCCGCGTCGGGCAAAGCTGAAGGTCAGCGTTGGCGCCGTTGTGAGTGAACTGGACAGTGCCCATCTTCGTGGCGTCCGTCGTCGAGTGGTCGTTGAAGGGCTCCGGGGGGAACGGCCCCAGAATCGCGGTGCCGTTCTCGGTGGCGGAGCCTGGGATCGTCGCGGTCATCACGGTGCGTTCACCGCCGTAGCGATCGGCGAGAAACGTGATCACGCGTGCAGCGGCGTTGGTGTTGCGCACGACGAGGATCGTGGGCTCGGAGTTGTCGAAGCTGTTGCCGAGGGCGGTGCTCTGCTGCTCGTCATGGGCAGCGCCGGCAGGCGTACCGCCCGGACCAACGACGACAAGGGAAACGGTGGATGCTGGCATGAGCGGACTCCGTGTTCAGATTGCGGGCTGTGGCAAAGCGTGGCGGCTCAGGAGCCTGATTCAGCGGCAGCACGGGCGTCGGCTTCGGCCTGAGCCTTTGCGGCGATGGCAGCCGAATACAGCGCGTGAAGCTCGTGGATGACGATGTCGTTGGAGGCGAACGCCTCGCCCATCGCCGCGTCCTGCTCCGAGGGCTTGCCGTCAGGGTAAGCAGCCCCCGCAGAGCAGGCGGTGCGGGCCAAGGGCTCGGGCACCGAGTAGCGTTCACCCGACGAGTAACGCCGCTCAGCGCCGCTCGGGGTGATAGCCGTGTGGTTGGTGACGAAACGCAGGAGGATGTGTGGGGTCATCCTGCGATCGTGCCTCAGCGCACCTTGGCCGGCAACGGCGGCAAACCGAGCACGAAGCCTCCGCCGACCTTGGCCGTCAGCACCTCACGGCGCTGGCGTTCGCCCTTGGTGCGGCTGACGTGCACCCACCCCGAGGTCGGGATGCCGGGGCGGTAGAACTCAAGGATCAGCTGGTCGAAGATGATCGCGGGGTTGCCGACGATCAGGTGGGCCAGCTCAAGGTTGTCGACACCGGGCACCTCGAAGTCGCACGCCTCACCGCGCAGGTGCTGTGAGTTGCGAGCACCGCCAGCGAGCTTGTTGACCGCAGGGGAGCGGAACGCCGACGACGGGCGGATGGGCCGACCAAGGAAATGGCGGATCGGATCCATCGTGCTCTGGAACAGGTTTTCAAGGGCAGCCCACTCGGCAGGACCGGGCTCGTTGGGCAAGCCCGCCTCGTCTGCGTTGTTGCTGCGCGTGGCCTCGTGGCGGGAGAAGTAGCGGGAGAAGTCGCCGGGGCGGAGCGGAGGCATGGGTGTCGTCATGCGCTCCAGCGTATCAGCCCAGCGGGTCACCCTTGGTCATCTTGCCCAGGGCGATCATCACGTCGCGGCGGATGCTCTCGATCGCCTGGCTCTCCCGGTCCTGCTTGCTCTCGATGCGCGCTTGCCCGGTGGCGAGTGCTCGCAGCTCGGCGCGGATCTCGATGCTCTCGCGCTCGACGGTGGACACGCGGCCCTCGACGGCGCTGATCCGGTTGCGGGCCTCTCCGGCCAACTCCGAATGCCTCGCTGTGAGTTCACGCAGGGCTTGTTTCTCGGTGGCGGCTTCGTTGTGCAGTGCCTCGACGCGCTTGGCGGTTTCCGCCGTTTCCTTGCGGTGGTCGTCGGCGTTTTTCTCACTGGTCTTCTGCGACGATCGCATCTCGCCCCAGAGAGCAGCGAACGTGAGGAGTGGGACCGCGAGCGTCAGGGCAAACTTCCAGTCTTCCATCGAATCGACCTCTTGCTGGAATCGAACCGTGACGGGGTTTTGCGTCGACGACAAGCCGAAGAAAGAGAAACGCGGCCCCGAGTCACCGGGGCCGCGTTCAGAAGTCGCTGGCTGTCGTCAGGGCCCACGCTGCAAAGGCGAGGGAGCCCACCGTGAGGCCAACGCCGGCACCGAAGCCGATCCACCAGTTCAGCGTGGGATCGGAGATCAGCGGGGCCTCTTGGGGTGGGGCCGCAGCTACGGCCTTCCACTGCTCGATGATGCTTGCGGAGGCGGCGAGCTGTGCGCGGCACGAGCCAACCTCATTCTCGACCAGTGCCAGCTCGGTCGCTCGATCGTTGGTCAGCAGCACGCCGACGAACGGTGCAGCCTCGCCCTCCTCCAA